GGTGTGGTTGAACAGTTCTTGCCTTCGCAAATGAACGACGACCAATTGCGCACAGCGATTCAAGATGTCATTGGCGGCATCAAGACCGCTGGTGAAGTTCCAAACATGGGTCTTGTGATGAAGGTATTGAAGCAGCGCTTTGATGGTCAGTACGACGGCAAGGCGGCATCGACAATCACGAAAGAAGAACTCCAATGAGTCAATACAAAAACTTCGACCTCAACTATCGCTTCTACGCGTTCGTAGCAAATCTGTACTTGAGTCCTCTTCAGTGCGGTCTTCAGACAGCGCATGTGGTTGCTGATATGTCGATGTCGTTCACCGACGAAGACGAGGCTAGCGAAGCATACATTCAGTGGGCAACGAGCGACAAAGTGATCATCATCTGTGGTGCTCTGAATCATGGTGGTGTTACCAATTGCTACGACACGTTGTTGAACTTTCGTTTGCCGATTGAACTACCAATTGACATCTTCTACGAAGATGAAATCTCGATGAACGGGATGGCAACTGCGTGTGGTGTCGTTGTGCCGAACATTTACTTCGACGCGGTGTACGATGCCGGCGAAAGCGATCCGTGTTTGGATCAAACGGTATATGGTCCAGCGTACATCTACACTGACAAGGAAACTGGTGACTATATCCGGTTTCCTCTGTCTTCGCAAGAAGGACAATTCATTCAACATATCAAGTCATATCGACTTGCCTAATAGGAGAAACTCAAATGCGCATTTACGGTTCTGGCAACGCCCTCTTTACGGTGTTCCCGCTGGCCAAAATCAATTCACGTCTGGACGGGTATTTCATCGACGCCGGTGGCGCGATCTTTTCTACGAAAAAGGGTCCAGCGCAGCGTCTCATCGGGTCGCAGACAAAGTCGTGGTATCCGCGAACCTACACCCTGTCCAATATGAACTACATTGGGCATCAACTCTTGTCCGCCTCGAAAAGTCATCGCGATTGGGCAAAAGAAATTCAATTGGAATCCGCGCCAATTGTTGACACAAGCGGTTTTGTTAACCAAGCAGCAGTATCGCCACGTTCGCATGCCAAGTCCGTTCACGAAGGCATTACCGGCCGCGGTGTTGTTATTGCTCAAGTCAGCAAACACGATGACATCGAACATCTGGAATTCGGTTCCAAACCGGCGATCCATATGGCCGAGAACTCGTGGAACAGCGAACTTCAACGTTTGGCATTCGCTAAACCTGGCACCAAGTTTGTTGCGCTGAAGATCGTCGGCGGATTGGTTGCCGGCGGTGTCACCAAACTGTGACACTCTTACAGGCGTCAAAATGGTATCTTTTCATCGCGCCGCCTCGACCGGCCTTTTGACAATGTGGGCATATAACTAAATCGTAGAGGCGCCCTTTATTGGGCGCCACTAATCGACCGCTTGAGCAACCCTCAGATCTAAACTTACTCATCTTTTGTCGAGACCCATTTTTATCTAGGGTTTGATTAAGTTTCATTTTCCTAAGATCTGCTTTAGATAGCCCAGTCATCTCATCGATAACCGATCTTTGTTCTTTTTGAAGTCTACCAGCTCGCTGATAGCCAGTAAGACCATCTTTGCCAACTACTAATCGCGTAGCGTGCCGCTTTGTTTGTTGGGCTTCTGAGATACCAGGCCACGCACATTTGTTTATAACATTCGGTCTACCAACAATCCTCTTGTTGACCCTGCTCTCCCAGCGTTTGGCTTCTTCGGCCGTCTTAAAGGTTTTTCTAACCTCAGCTTTAAATGCATCAATGCCTTCAACCTGAATTATTTCTTTTATTTTGGAAGACGATGTGAAATATATACTCCAAAGGTCTGATGGGTGGCAACCCTTAGCCCACCGAACCCCATAGTAGATTTTGCCTGTGTCGAGGTGTGTGATACAATAAGTAAATGGTAACATTTTCGAGTTCTCTTTAGTCTAAAATATTTATGCAAAAAACAAAATCCATCGAAGAAAAATACAAGAAATTAAATGAGGTTGAGCATGTCTTACTTCGGCCAGGCAGGTATATTGGGTCAGTGAAGCCGCATACCGCTGAAGAATGGCTGCCGAATGCTGATAAGCGAATGGCTCGCCAAGAGACCACATACAACCCAGGTTTTCTAAAGTTATTTGATGAAGTCATTTCGAATTCAGCGGATCACAGCAAATCCGCTGAAGGCAGACACCTTGATACGATTCGCGTTGACGTAGATCAAGTAAAAGGTGAAATCACCGTATTTGATAATGGCGGTATACCAGTTGTTAAACATCCTGATTACGATCAATATATCCCAGAAATGATTTTTGAATTGCGGGCAGGATCAAATTTTGACGATGATGACGATGCGACTCTTACGGGTCAAAACGGGGAGGGTGCAGCGTTAACTTGTATCTTCAGCAAAAAATTTAGAGTAGAAACATCAGACGGGAAAAAGAGATTTTTGATGACCTTTGGGTCAAACTCACAAGAGCGCCCACCGGCAAAAATCGAAACAGCAAAGGACAGCAAAGGCTTCACTCGCATTACCTACTTACCAGACTTTGAAAAACTTGGCATGGGCGGGATTGACGATGGCAGTTATGCAATGTTACATTCTCGCGTTGTTGAAGTTGCCGCAACAAATACCCACCTAAAGGTTTATTGGAATGGCGAGCGAGTAGTAACTCGGTCATTCAAAGACTATATCGAAATGTATGTTGGGAAAGATGGCGAATACGCTTACGATGAAACCGATTCATTTAAGGTTGGTATTGCTAAATCCGAGGATGGTTTTCAACATACATCATTCGTAAACACGTCGAAGACGAAAATTGGCGGGACGCACATTCATTACATCATCAACCAGATTGTTGATGGGTTGCGGTCTCATATAGAAAAGAAAGCAAAAATTCAAGTAAAGCCAGCAGACATTAGAAATCATTTACACTTATTTGTCGATGCTACAATCGTGAATCCTAGATATTCATCGCAAACAAAAGACGAATTAATTACTGAGCCAAGCGCTTATGGGCGCACCTGGTCTTGCCCAGACAAGTTGATTCAGAAGTTGCTGAAGACTTCTATCATTCAATCGGTTCTCGACTGGGTTGAAGCAAAGAAACTCGCCGAAGAGATGAAGACTCTCAAGGCAGCAGGCAAGGAACTCGGCAAAGCGGATCCACGCAAGGTCGAAAAATTCTCCGATGCTGCTGAGCGTCACCAACGAATCAAATGTATTCTGTTTCTGTCTGAAGGAGACTCAGCGTCCAAGTCCATTCAAGGCGGTCGTGGCGACAATCCGTACATCGGATCATTCCCGCTCAAAGGCAAACCTGCCAATGTTCGTGAAAAAGATCCTCTGAAGGTTCTCGGGTTAGACAAGGAAAAGAAGGACAAGAACGGCAAGATCGAACCGAATGAGATTCAGAAGATTCTCACGGTCATCGGATTGAAGATTGGCACGCCAGTCAAATCACTTGATGAACTTCGCTTCGGCAAAGTTGCCTTCGCATCCGATGCTGACGTCGACGGTTTTCACATCTGCGGATTGCTGATGAACATGTTCGACAGATTTTGGCCCGAATTGTTCGACCTAGGTTTCGTTCACATTCTTCGCACGCCGGTTATCATGGTCACGCTGAAGGACAAATCAACTCTCGAGTTCTTTACTGAACGCGACTACAAGGCGTGGGAAGCGAAGGACGGACAAAAGGTCAAGGGTTGGTCGATGAAGTACTACAAAGGTCTGTCCACTTGGAGCACGAAGCAGTTCAGTTTGTTCCTCGGCAACCTCGAGAAATATCTCTTCCGAATTGATATGGTCAACAACGAGGACAAGGAAGCGATTGATCTCGCATTCAACTCTCAACGTGCTGACGATCGCAAAGTTTGGTTGGAGACCGGTGCCGCAGACTTCGATGACTTTATTGTGAGAGCGTAATATCATGGCATTCTACACTTCAACAATTGACAAATCTCCACGCTACGCCACTCGCGCGACACACGTTCCGACAGTACCGCATTTCGCGGTTCTTCTGGAAGATGACTTCAGGTATGATGACGGTTACGGGGACTCTCGCTCTGGACCATCGTACTCGCAGCACGAAGAACTTCAATACCTCGTGTTCACCTCTCATGATGCCTTGAGCGCATGGGTGCTGGCCAACTTGGTCAAGAAAGACAAGTTCAAGATTATCAGCAGCACGCCTGTCGACTTCGAAATCAAGACAGAATTTTTGCTAAAGTGAAATAGAATACAACAATGAAAAAATCAACAGCACCAGTAGTTCACGGCAACTCAACAAAACAATCAATCCGCGTCAAACACTTCTTTGATTCGGCGTTGAAGACCTTCAGTCTTTATGACAACGTACGGTCCATTCCAAAATTGACCGACGGATTGAAACCATCTCAGCGCAAGGCAATCTGCGGCACACTTACTCGTGGTGAAAATGCTGGCGAAATTCAAGTTGAGCGTTTGGCATCGATGATCGCCGCTACCACAGACTATCACCACGGCGCAACGTCGATGGTTGGCACAATGGTCGGTATGGCATGCGACAAAATGCCTGGCATGAACAACATGAATTTGTTTATTCCATCCGGACAGTTTGGATCGCGTCTGACTAAAGAAGCAGGAGCAGGTCGATACATCTTCACAGAGTTGTCTCCGTACTTTCGTCAACTCTTCAAAAAAGAAGATGACTGTATTCTCCAACCAATCATCTCTGATGGCGAAGAGATCGAACCGCACACGTACATTCCACTGCTGCCAATGTCGCTCGTTAACGGCGCCTCTGGAACAGGAACAGGTCACGCTTGTGAGATCTACTCCTACCATCCCGAGGAACTACGAGACGCCATTCTGAGCGTTCTAAATGCCAAACCAAATAGTAAATCCAAACCCCTGAAAGACGGCGCCCTGTCGCCGTTCTTCCGTGGTTATCACGGGACAGTGGTTCGTAACAAGGAAACTGGGCAAGTCGTTACGACCGGTAAACTCAAGGTTGTGAACAGCACGACCATTCAGATTACCGAATTGCCGATTGGCGTTTACCTCGACACCTACAAGGACTTCCTGAATTCTCTCGAAGAGAAAGAGTTCATCAAGGATTACGAAGACGCTTCAACAGAAGATCAGTTCTGCTTCAATGTGACTGTGCCGCGTAGCACAAGTATCCTTGATCAAGAAACCCTGTTGTCGAAGTTCAAACTCATTGGGCGCGGTACTGAAAACTTTACGCTGTGGAATCCTGCTGGCACACTTCAAAAATACGTCTCAGCGGAAGATGTGATTCAGGCATTTGTGCCATGGCGTCTATCGCAGTACGAATTGCGTCGTCAAAAACTGATCGTCGACACAGACGAACAGATTCGCTATCAGTCCGAAGTGATTCGCTTCATTCGCTTCTATCTTGCCAACACAAAAACCTTCAAGGACACAGGCAAGAAAGATCTCGTTGAATTGCTGCTCACAAAAGATTTTGTTGACTACGACAAACTGCTCTCGATGCCAATGTGGAACTTGACAAAGGATCGCATTGCCGAACTCGAAAAGCGCCTTGCTGATTTGAAGGCGTACTTGGCAACGCTGAAGTCAGATAGCGCTGACGAAATGTATCGTCGAGAACTGAAGGCATTCAAATATGCGTGATGTACTTTGTACTGTGACTGGGCGAGGTGACCTTGCGATGGACGCTGAGGCGCGCAAATACATCGGTGCCCTTTGTGTCTTCATAAAAGTAACCAAGTCCGGTCTTGTACAAGTAGCGCGAGTGATTGATAGATCGCACACGGTTTCAGTTCCGCAATCAAACATTGAATTTCATGAAAGGGAAGATCGTGAGTTACATATTCCGAACAGACGGCAGACATTGGAGGTTTGCCAAGAAGACCAAGAGCATTCAGGCAAAACCTATGTCGAGCGTGGTCGTCGACAGAATCGCACATCGC